ATTATGTAAAAGTTTTGGAGAGATACCAAAATCAGTATATAATAAATGTAAAACAAATGCTACTGATAGGAATATAGATTTTAATTTAACGATTAAAGATTTAGATGATCAATACAAAAAACAAAAAGGCAAATGTTGTATTAGTGGAGTTGATATTGGTTTTCATGATCAAAAAAAATCTAAAATATTAAGTACAGCCTCTTTAGACAGAATAGATAGCAATAAACCATATGCTAAAGATAATATTCAATGGGTTCATAAAAAAGTACAACAAATGAAATGGGATTCTCAACAAGATGAGTTTATTCAGTGGTGTAAAACTATTGCTTCACAGCATTAAATCTTTTTACCTTTGCCAAGACCCATTTTAAAATCTCCTGAGTTTGAAGTTGTCGTTACATGGTAAGTATAACACAGTTATCGGAGTTGTCAAGCGATAGTCTTTAAGAATTTCTGTGAGTCTCACAACGAGTTGAAATCCAACCCTCTTTATTGGGTTCTCCTTTGTTTCCACAAACGTCACAAATCTTATAACTCATGGCTTCGACCATACTCACTAAGCCTTCTATATATTCATCGCCACCACTAAAATAGACTCTAAGACCACCGTATTTTTCTTTGATTTGGTCAAACTTAACAGGAAAATACTCCTGCTCATCGCCTTCTACTTTAACCTCAAAATCTTGTTGAATATCTACATTCTGTTTTTGTTTCCATTTTTCTCTCCATTTAATATTTTCTTCATGCTGGTTAATCATCCAGCAAAGAGAAGATAGAATATCATACCAACCTTCTCCGCACTCTATACCAAAACACATAGTACTTTGCATAGGAGTCTTGTCTTTGTTAACAAAAAGTTGTGGATATTTTTCGTATAATTTATTTTGTAGTTCGCTATTCATAGTCTTTGTTTCTTCTTAAATTCTGGACTCTTATAGTCAGGTTCGGGGATAATAGTAAGTTTACCTGGACTATACTGACAAAAGTAACTTTGCTTAATCTTTCGTTTAATTAAATCGTTTTCTTCGATTTCAACATAGATATTAATGCGATAGCGGTTGCTCCACAGATTAATAATCTTAGTCATAAGATGACTCCTTGGTTTTTCTACCTGCTTAAACAAAAGGCTTTCAATTTCCAATTCCATTATTAAGAATTCTCCTTAAAGATTTGTTCAATATTAGTAATCATAACCAAGCGATCATTGCCGCGATCATCACTCACATAATATGTATCACAAGCAAACTCATCACCAGTATTAGCGTCATGCACCAATACTGGAGCGTTCCAATCAAACGTACCTACAGCATTGATGTTATTTGCTCTTTCATTGAGAAAACTATAAAGATCAAGCCAAGTCATTTTATTCATTGTTTTACCTCGCACGACGATTTGCTCTATTAAGGATACGAATAGTTTCTGTAGCATTAGCAGGAACCATAACAAGTTGTGGAGCAGTTTTATGTTCAAAGTCACAAAAGCCCACAGCCTTCTGTTCAACACTACATTCTTTACAGATGATATTTCTGCCAGTTTCTACCAAAAACTCATACCGATCAACACCAACACAATTTTTGCAATAAATACAGTTCATGGCAACCTCCGTTTAGCGGATTATACCATAATCATCGGCATTGTCAACCCATCTACTGTAATCAAATTTCCAATACTGTCACAAAAACTGCCATCATCGTTACTATAATAAACCTCATTCAATCCTACTGCGCTCAAGAGTTTATCACAATTTTCGCACGGTTTACTTCCAAGGATAAGCCCACATCTATTAATTCTCATGACAACAATAGTCCAAGATGGATCAATAGCGTTATATGAATCAAGCAATTTGCTTACCAGATGACTCTCGCTATGATAAAAAGGAAACTCCTTATATTTGGGGAGATTAAAATTCTCACCAATCCTATAAGCACCAGCATGAGTTTTAATAGGATTATTTTGGGCGAACCCTACCATTTTTGTGCCATCAAAAGCAGCACAATAATGATAAGTTCTAATAGCATGACAAGGTTTCCAATGTCGATATGCTTTTTTAATAGTAGTATTTATAATCTTGCTAAGATTTGCCATATGGTGTAATATAATATGGATATGTGCGAGATATCCAATTTACATTATAATAATCAGAAGACGCTCTTTCTACAATTACTCGCACTAATTGTGGTTTGGGCGTTTTTTGTTAGGTTTTACGATGAATTTTACCAAAATCTGCACTGTCTGTCAAATAGAATATCCCGCTACAACAGAATTTTTCCACAAGTGTTCTTGTCGTAGTAAATATGGTATAAAATCATATTGTAAAAAATGTGGTAATAAAAATTGTCTTGAAAGATATTATCAAAATAGAGAGAAAAATTTAAAAAAACAAAAAGAATGGTTGTCTAAAAATAAAGAAAAAAGAAATAAACAACAAAGAGAATATAGTTATAAGAATAAACATAAAAGAAATGAATATTTAAAAAATAAAATGAAAGAAGATATGCAGTTTCGTATTAGAAAAAACATTAGAGATAGAATGAGATTGGCGATGTGTGGTAGTAGTAAAAGTAAACATACTATTGAGTTGCTAGGATGTTCTGTGGAAGAACTCAAAAAACATTTAGAAAAACAGTTTACAGAAGGCATGAACTGGGATAATTATGGTAAAAAAGGATGGCATATAGACCACATATTACCCTGTGCTAGTTTTGATCTAACCGATCCTGAACAACAAAAGCGGTGTTTTCACTATACTAATTTACAACCATTGTGGGCAGAAGATAATTATAAGAAGAGAGATAAAATACTCTAATTAGTCTTGTCGAATTCCAATTCTGATAAGCCTTGCGAATTGTCTTTTGAATAATCTTCATATTCTTCTGTATAAGTTTGCCAAAATGTTTTATATATTTTCGGGTTTTGTGGCGTGTCACTTTCAAACGATAGCGTATCATACAAAACTGATCGGTCAACTAGAGAGGGCATCTTTATTTTTTTTGGTTCTGGTCTATTTTTAAATTCATCCATCGCTTACCTCATTTATTCGCTAGCGTATATAGTCCCACATTGGCAAATGAATATCCAGCATAGGCAATACCCAATCCTATATTACCTTTTAGAAATTGTTCCAAACTAACATAAGCATATAGAAAACCCGTTAAGGCTATTAGCCACCCACTCATACCTCTACAACCCCACTCATTATTTCTTGATATTTTTCTAGTGCCAAATCTTTTGCCTTTAGTTCCAGATCAACGTCGAATTCTAACCCATAAGTCTCAAACTTATTATAGGCATAATCAGAATGAGCCCTTGGATTATTACCTTCTCGACTTTCACTGTAATGAAATAGTGGTTTATGACCATGCCAAGTATCGTGACAAGCCTTGATAGCAGTTTCTTCATCAAGCATATCTGGATGGCATTTATGGTGCAGATAATCGAAGGTAATTGGGATATTTGTATGAGCATGAAAATGCGTGATAAGTTCTCTTACACTCCAGCAGTTAATTTTATCATCATTTTCTATGACAAGACGGGCCTTACAATTATCATCAAGTCTATTAAAATTACGCTTAAATCTATCTACAATTTCCTTATACTCACCATTTTTATTATGCACATGCATATTCATGGGTGCATTATAATTTGACGGGAGACCAATACGATCAAAAAAACTACTATAAAAATTAAGTTCAGTAATAGTTTTGTCAACTGCTTTTTGATTAGTTGATGCTAACACATTAAATTCACTAGGATGGGCAGAAACTCTAACACCAGTATTCTTAATTGTTTGTTCAATACTATCAAACTCATCTTGAATAAGATCATGATTCGGCAAATCTTCTAATGAAACATTAGCCTCGTCATAAGTAATGAGAGGAAAAATATCACTACTAACTCTGTAAACATAATTATTAATTCCACAAAATTTGATTGTTTCATTAGTGGTTTGAAGATTATTAAGAATTCTATCTCCTAGAATACTTAGAGCCTCTTCTCTTGGCAAACTATTAAAACGCTTAAACGTCATAGTTTGGTGAGCAAAACCTTGCTCTTTTAGTTTAAGACTGATACAGCAGAGGCCGAACTTATTCATAGAATCTCCTTGTCACCAGTATACAACACTATCGTCAAAAGTCAAGAGGCGACTTGAGAGATTTCTTCAACACTATAAATTTTTAATATATTATATGTTAATAGAGAATCATAAAATTCAGTAATAGCAGACTCTTTGGAGTTTGCTGTAATAACATCATTAATTAGAATAGTTTGTTTATACTTATCCTGTTTATCATAAACTTGTGCGGTAATATTAAATGTTTTCATTATATGTTCCAATCTTTTTCAAATCCACCAAGAGATTCAGAGATAAGTGGAAATTGTTCACAAAAAATCTTTTTACATTCTTTGGCAATAACCATATGTTCTTTTTGTGTTCCGTTTTTTTCTCTGAGTGCTATGTATGTAATCCATGAGCGTAAAGTTCCGCTCATATAAAGTCTGGTTGGTGTTGCCAGTGGTAGAATAAATCTGGCACATTCTTTAGCAATACCGTCCGCTATCATACCGTCATATAAAACTTTGGCCTTGGCAAAGTGTTCACGAATTTGCATAGTCCATTTAGATTTAATCTCAGCCGAAACATTATCAATACTATTTTGTCTATTTTTATTATCTTGGCTACGCAATTCAAACAGAGGAATATCGTCTGCCAATAATGTAGTATCGGCATAACGCTGGCTAAATTCTTGAAAATTGAAACTTCTGTGACGTAAAATTTGTGCCGCCAAACCTCTTGTTGTATCAATTTGGAGAGTAAGATGAGACATTTCAAATATTGACCAGTGTTTGTGGTCTATACAATATTTTAATAGTCTAGATATATTACTATTATCTTGATTATTGGGGTTGCTGACTCTCGCACAATATGCGATTGTTTTTTCGGCATCTGGAGTAACACTAATTAGTTTAACTTCCATAGTCGCTTACTGAGAAATGTTTCTCTTCCTTTTTGGTTTCTTGGTATTGTTTTTGATGGTCAATCCATTTGTCGTTTGTTAAGTGATTAAAAATAGCGGTTGCTACTTTGCTAACACTAAGAGCAACTCCACAAACAGAAGGATCATCATCCTTCATCCAATAATAACTTGCTCCGTTAACTGTGTCATCCTTCTCTTTTTTTATAGAGTATCCCCAAGTTTTGGCCCAACTCTTGATTTCACTAATCTTAAACATAGTTAACAACCCATTGTATCAGATCGTTTGGGTTTGTCAAGCGTTTGTGTTACGGAAGGGTTATTTTTATCATATCTTTGCCATGCTTCTTTATGTTTTAGTGCTATAATTTCAACTCTCTGTTTATTGATAATATCTTTTTGATAATTAATTAATTCATAAAGTTCCATTATATAATTATAAACGTAATCGTTTTTGTATGCGTCCATAATAAGTTTAACTTTATCTGGACTCATAGGCTCATATTTAAACTTGCCATCCCAACTCATTTTTGTAATTGCTCCATAGCATTAACTTGTTGTTTATGACTAAATCCCGCAGCATATCCCTGCATATATGTAGTTTTAAGCAAATCTATAATTCTGGCATCAATCTCTTTGTATAACTCAGCATTATTTTGAACAAACCAAGCATCAAAAGATTTTTCTTCATCTCCTAGTTCATCCCAGTTTTGTATCATGTTTTCTGTACCTCTTATAGATAGAAAATATATCATTGATTCTATTAGGGTTTAAATTATTTCGTATAAACTCATCGTCATTGTCTGTAATATATGCTTGAAGTTCATCATTTAGCACACTCTTGTCATAGCCTTTTTTAAGAATATATTGTGAAACTTTAGCAAAATCTTTATGATATTTTTTAATTAGACTATCTATCTCGTTTTTATATTTTGTATTAAAACCATATAGAGCATGAGATAGTTCGTGTCTTAGGGTACTATTATTTTGTGCGCCTATAATATAGAAATTATCGTGTCTATATTTAAGAGATCCAAGTAGTTCTTCTTCTGGAGAGGTCAATGGATCAAACAATCCTTGTTTAAAAGGAATTAAAACAGAACTAGGAAAGTTAAATCCTATCCATAGATCAGTATACAAATCAGCACCATATTGTAAACTATAATAATTTTTAATATCTCCAAGCGTAAATATTTTATTACGATATTTTCTGCTAGGACTTTCATAGTATTCTTGAAAGCGAATAAAAGTTTCTCCTAACTCTTTTTGAGAGTCAGCACTAATCCAAACACTATTATAGGGTTGTTTTTTTAGTTTTAGCATTGTTTATTGTTGGTATTAGCAAAATTACCATTGTAATGTTTTTTGGCTTTTCTAGTATTCTCTCTTGGCGTTACTCTTTCTAAGTTATCAATATGATTATTAAGTTTATTATGATCTTTATGATTAATAAAAAATAATCTTGGCAATAATTCTTGAATAGACTTTGGCGTTTTATTATAG